GTTGTGGGTTCAGATCAAACTTCGTCGAAGCCGAGGAGGAGCCCCTCCCCGAAGTAGGCGTGATAGATGGTCGGGCCGTGATCGAGTTCGATGCCGACCTCGGCAGCGACCTCATCGAACTCCCAGCCGCCGTCTTCGATGGAGTCCTCCATGTCGGCCCCGTAGAAGCGCATGGCGTTGACAAGCATGTCCTCGATCTCGTCGCTGCTGTATCGCTTCAGGTTGATGAGGAGGGTGCGAAGGGCAGTCATCTCGTAGGCGCTCAGGATGGACTTCATGATGTCTCCTTGGTTGGTGGTCACTTGCCGAAAGCGGGAGTGGCTTCCCGGGGAAGGGATCAGACGGTCGCGCCGTGCTCGGCGGCCTGCTCTTCGGTGATCGCGCCGAGGGCGTAAAGGGCCTCGGCCATCTTCTCGCGGGCGTGGGCCAGGCTGCCAACGTCGCTCCAGTTGGCCTCGCGGCAGTCCTTGCCCCAGTTGCAGTCGTTGATGGTGGCGGCCATCTTGAGGATCTCGCCGAAGTGGTGCGCGAAGGCTTGGCTGGCGGTGCGGCCGACCTCGGGGGCGGCGTCGGCGGTGCGGTCGTTGGCTTGGGTGGTCATGTCTCGGGCTCCTGTGGGTGGGTTGGCTGCCGGGCTCCTTGCCCGACAGGTGTACTATCGGGTCTCCCTTGGTATTGTGCCACACAATTCTGCAAAAAATGGGGCACGAAATTCGGAGCGGGAAAAGGCCCCCCTAGCCCTTGCGGCGGCGGGCCGCCCGGCGGAACCGGAAACCGCCACCAGGGGAGGGGAGGAAGGCCCCACCCCGCCCCTCGATCACAGGGGCCTCCAGGGCCGCCCCCACGGGCTCCTGCGGGGCCGGGGCGTCCCCGACCTCCTGGGCCAGCGCATCGAACCAGGCCCCGCAGACGGCGTCCCGCTGCTCCTGGGAGAGGGTCTCGAGGACCAGGCAGCGGCGGCAGTCGCCCATCTCGGCGGCGAGCTGCTGGAGCCCACACCGCGGGCAGAATTCGACGTTCTCGAGGTTGTCCATCATCGGGTCAGGGTTGGAAGGTGGCGGGGGGCCCGAGCTGCCCCCCGCCGAGGTCTCGGTCACGCTGCTCGCGGAGGTCGAAAGTCGGACAGCGCACCAAGACCTATACGGTTGCCTAGACGAGCTCCTCGAGCAGGCCAGCGATGATCGCAGGAGTGATCAGGGCGCAGCTCGTCGCCGTGCTGGTCGTGTCCACCGTCTCGAACTCCTCCCACGATGTTCCGCCGGCGGCGTCGGTGCGGGCCTTCTCGATGGCGAAGACCCCGGCGGAAGTTCGCACGGCGCGGAACGTCGTCGAGGCTGAACGGTAGGGGACGGTGGTGCGCGCGGCGGGTGTCAGGTTCGGCATTGGTCTAAGCGATGCGTGCGTTGAGGGCGGCCAGGAGGTCGTTGTACTGCGTGGTCTGAGTGCCCGGCGACGGCGGGTACAGGTCCGTCTTCTCGTCCGGGTCGGTGTTCAAGTCGTACAACTGCCATGACGTGCCGAAGCTGTTGTACGACCGGAGGAGCTTCCAGCTCGAGGTGTTCACCACGGCGATGCTCGAGTACTCCTCGAAGCCCAGGGCGGTATCGCCCGCCGGGGTGACGATCTCGGAGAGCGAGTGCGTTCGGTGCGCTGCGCTCGTGGACCCGAGCGTGTGCGCGAAGCTCTCGCCGTCTAGTTGCCCGAAAGCGCCGGCGGCGACGATCGGCACCTTCCAGTCGATGCCCGAGACGATCTCGAGGATGGTCGGGAAGAGGTCCGCAGCCTCGATCAGGGCGGCGCAGTCCTGCCCTTTCGATTGCGTCGGGACCGCGCCCGCAATGATCAGCGGGACGCGCGTGCTCGGCTCGTACACGCTGCCCTCGCCGCGATACCAGGTGTAGTAGGCGTTGGATGCGCTCGAGTCCGTCGTCCCGTCTATGGTCGGCGGCTGGACGGTGCGCCCGTCGGTCGCCTGCGTCCAGGTCTCGGCTCGGGGGAGGAGCTCACTATTGCTCGGGCCGCTCGCCCCCGCGATCACCCAGACAGTATCGGCTGCGACCTCCGCCGGGAGCGCGTCCTCGGCAAGCTGGAGCAGGGCGTCCAGCGTCTCGCGCATTGAGATGGGACGCCGCCAGCCGAGGTTGGTGTTCGAGACGTTGCCGTACCCCGTCGCGCTCGTGTGGAGCTGACCCAGGGTAAAGGTCGTATGGAGCGTCTCGAGGTTGCCGTCCACGGTCTCGGTCTGATCGAAGGCCGGGAAGAGCTCCTCGCAGTACGAGATGTCCCAACTGACGACGAACTGGTCCGAGGCCGACAGGCTTCCGAAGTAGTCGATCACGCGCTCTGCCGTCTTCGCCGGGAGGATGGGGGAGGTGACGCTGGCGGTGGTGACCAGCGCCGCCGTGCCGTCCTTGATGTACTCCGGGAAGTCGTCGTATAGCATCCCGGGCTTGTAGGCCCAGTTATCGACCTTGAAGTGCTTCTGGATCGAAGACTTGGAGAACCCGGTCCCCGTGACAGCGAAGCCCCAGTCGGTTGTGCCGGCACTAACCTGCCCGAGATCGAACTGCCCGAAGAGCTGCCTGGCGTAGCTGCTGTCCACTTGCCTGAGCACGTCAGGCCAGGGGAAGTACGCGGCACCCAGCCCGGCGTAGAATCCGCCGCTCGCCGGCTCGTCTCCAAAGATCGCACCGTCGTGAGCGGTGGTCTTGTGCGGCACTCTTCCCGTGAGAATGGAGGCCCTCGTGGAGGTAGCCCGAGCGTGCCCCCGGAAGTTCGTGTACCGGATGCCATCGGCCACCTTGGCGTCCAGCCAGGGCGTCGAGGCGTAGACATGGCCCGAGGGCCAGCGGTTGATGTCGTCGTATGCCTCGAGGTTGGCGATGCCCGTGTTCTCGATGGTGACGAGGATGACGTTCTTCGCCGTTGGAGTTCCGCTCGGCCCGGGCACCGTCACCGTCGTATCCACCACGATATCGCTGCCGTGCGCCAGGAGCGTGACCGAGGGGGGGCTCGAGGCGAGGGGGACGGTCACCTGCTTCGAGGGGGAGTGCATCGTCACCTCCACCGCCGCCGGGGTAGTGGCGAGCGGGACGGTAACGGCAACCCCCGAGGGGTGCGTCGTTACGGTGACCGGAGAGGTGACCGCCACCTTATCGAGCGACCTCCGGTACGATCTCGAAGGTGCCGTCCGTCAAGCGCAGCACGTCGGTCTCGTCTGCACCACCCACCTCGATGGAGATCACGCCGCTGCGGTTGTCCGTTAGCGGAGCCCCAGCCCCGGCGGTGTCGAAGCTCTGGGCCGCGATCAGGTTTGCCCGGCAGACGATGCGAATGCGCCCGCCGGAAAGGACCTGGCAGCCCTCGTTGCCTCCCGTGGTGGTCTTCGTCAGGGAGATGATCGGCGAGTCTGTGTCGTCCTTCGACTTGCGGAGCATCACCCGCGCTCCGATGTACGCGCTCTGACCGGGCTGCGCCGGGTCGTAGCCCGTCAGGTCGATGACGCTATCCGCCGCGTCTCGGAACTCGAAGGTGTAGTCGAACCTCGAGCCGGCCTCGAACGGGTGGCCGGTCTCCCTGGTGAAGTCTAGTTTTCCTGCGGGCATTGGATTAGTCGGCTCGAGTGCTCTCGGGGTCGATCACGAAGTCCCCGTCGAAGATTCGCCAGGCGTGGGTGGTCTCGCTTCCTGTGATCGTCAACTCGCAGGACACCTTCCCGGAGCGGTTGGCCTCGATCGGAGCGCTGGCTGACCAGCTCGCCGCTGCGATGGTGTCGGCGTCGATCACGATGCGGAGCTGGCCGCCCGTTGCAGGGCTCACAATCCACACTCCCTCGAGGCCGTCGCTCGCCGCCTCCGAAAGGTCGATCACCGCCGCAACGGCGTTTAGGTCATCGGCTGACCTGCGGAAGGTGAGCGTGGCCTTGTCATACGCAGAGAAGTCGAGGGCCGTGCCCCCCTCGTCCACGAAGGGGATTGTCTGATCCCAGGTGGAGCCCGCCTCGAGGCGATAGTCTCCGGTGAAGTCGAAAGTGCCTGCTCCCATTAGTCGCTACCTCCTCTGATCTTCCTCACGTGACGGACACCCAGCCCGCCTAGGAGGGCTAGGGACAGCGCATTCAACAACGCGCTGGTGACTTGAATGGGGCCCCACGGCGTCTGCACCTTCACCGTCTCGGCTTCGGCTGCCCCCGGATCGGCCACGGGGGGGCAGGCCGGCGCGGCGCGGGCGGCGGGGAGGACGAGCTCGGCCCGCCTCCCTGGATCTGCGGCGGCTGCGGCTGCGGCCTGCTCACGACTGGCGGCCTGTGGATCCAGCCGCCGGGGGTCAGGAAACGGCTCGACCCCCGCAACCTCCGGTGCGGGGCGCTCGATCGGGGCCGCGTCGTAGAAGGAGAGGCTCACGCCCACCTGGGAGCCCCCAGAGCCCGAGGTGGACTCCGAGGCGTGGATACCCGGCGCAACGCGCACGGTGGTCCCTGGGACCGTACAGGCCGCGAGGAGGGCAGTGGCGATCAGGGCGGAGAGCTTCATTCCTTGAACGGGGGGGGCGGGACCCGGAGCTCGGCGTTCTGCGCCTCGAGCATCTTCGTCCAGACCACGAACTCGCCACGCGCCAGCCAGCTCCCCTCGTTCCGGCTCATGCGGTCCTCGATGGAGTCGAGGCGAAGCTGAATCTTGAGCATGTTCGAGTTCAGCCACACCGCTCCGCCGCAGAAGGCGATGATCGCGGAGACCGCGATCCCCATCGGCACCCAGGTTTTCTCTGTGATTCTTGACTCTTGCACGACTACTCCAGGGGAAGCCAGGTGAGGGTGACGGTGCCGTCCACGAACAGGTCCCAGGTGACATGTTGCCCTGGAGTAGAGGGGAAGACCGCAGTGGTCGGGTTCGCTGCGTCGATGCGCCAGCGGGTGAGGACGAAGGCGTGGACAACCTCGCCCTCCTCCAAGTCGTCTCCCCAGGTCCACCCGTCGTCGGTGTAGCTGTAGCTGGTCGGAGCCGGAGGCCACCAGGGCGCGTTGGCCGGGCCAACGAAGCTCCAGGCATTCGGGTCAGCCTCGAGCTCCTCGATGCTGATCGGGCCAGCGGTCGCCGGCCCCGCCTCCAGGGAAGCGAACTGGTCCACGATGCGCCCGGCGTTGAACCCGAGGATCGAGTGGTCGCCGGGGTGGCCCTGCTCACTGGGAGCCCGCCGCGAAGGCAGGAAGACGACCTTGTAGTCGAGCCCTCCGCCCCAGGGGTCCCAGCACTCGCAGCGGTGCCAGCCGGGGTAGGGCTTGCCGGTGCCATTGACAGCCCCCACCTCGAAGTCGAGAGCGAACTCGACCTCGACGAGCAGGTCGTGCGCCTGGCCCTGCCCGGTGACCGGAATCGGCGGTACGGCGAAGGACCCGAGGTGGTGCTCCCTCCACTCGGTCTCCACACCGGGGAGATCGGTGGGGGTGTCGTTGACGGCGGGCACCGGGTCAGCGCCGCCGAACTCGAAGATGTGAGGGTAGTAGCCGTCGCCGGCGGGCGCGGCTGCGAGGCCGATCAGAGCGAGCGCAGAAAGGACTTTCAGCATGTCACGGGTATGCGGTAAGAGTGACTCGAACATCCACCGGGGACTCCAGCGTCGGGAAGGTGCTGGGCCAGGTGGCTCCGTTGAACTCGAAGGACTCGTAGCCGGGAAGGTGCTTCGAGCCCAACAGGTGCAGGAGGTTGACGTGCTCGGCATTGGCGATTGCTTCTCCGCTGACGAGGAAGGACCTCCCCTTCCACGCGCTGCGCCATCGAACGGATGCACCGGAGCTGCCCGCCTGGTCTGCCTCGCCGTCGAAGGCGGCCTGGAGCCAGGGCGTCTGGAGCACCGGGTAGGGCTGGCTGTATTGCGGGGGATCTGCCCCCCCCTGCGGGAAGATCACGGCGACCTGCGCGAACCCGGGCCCGGAGCTGCCCAGGTCGTCCTCGGTCGGCTCGCCTAGCTGGAAGTGCCAGCCCGCCGTGTAGCGCACCAGGGAGAGGCTCTCGGAGGAGAGCTTCTCCTGGCCGCACTCGAGGCCGAGGCGAGTCCGCAACGTCACGCGCACCGCCGAAGGCTGGAAGGAGAAGGCCGGGTAGAAGAGCGGCCACCCGTGGCTGCCCATGTACACGTCTTCGACCTCGAGCTCCCGGACCTCGGGCTCCTGGGAGAACGCCAGGGCAGCGACCAGGCACGCCGCCATGAGCGTGAGGACCAAGAGGGCCAGCCGGCGAGCGGTCACTGCGCCGCCTCCCAGAGCTCGAGGGTCTCGAAGTGGTGATCCTCCGAGAGCCCCCAGGCGATTGCCGGGTCCGTTGTGCAATCGCAATAGGCCACCGCCTCGAGCGGGGACATGTACTGCGCAAAGGTCCCGCACTCGTTGCACCGCAGCGCGAGGGTCGCGCCCTGCGGGTACGCGGGCACCTCGCCCTCGCAGTGGACGTAACGCCCCAGGGGCGGCGCTCCATCGTCGGGGAAGTGCAGGACCGCCACCACTAGACCTGCTCGTTGCGGATCTTGCGCCGGTTGTCGCGCACCTTGTTCGTTGCGGCCACCGAGCCCGCGATGGTTCCACCGATGCCCAGCAGGTAGGTGATCAAAGAGCTGGGATCGGTGGGGATGTTCTTCGCCGCCGTGGCGACCGCTGCGGTGCGCTCCTCGACGGCCTCGATGGTCGCGCCGATCTCGTCGCGCAGCTCGTCGAACGCCTCGTCGCTCCTGTCCTCGTACTCCTCGGGGGTGATGGAGTCCGCCCGCAGCGCCTCCAGGTTCGCCGCCTGCTGCGAGTGGAAAGCCGCCTGGGCCTGCTCGACGCGCGCCAGGTCGCCAGATGTAACGCACGACGCCGCCAGCGCCGCGATGATGCCCGCCAGGGCCGCCTGTGTTTTCTTCATGCGTAGGGTCCTGCCAGACCTACGCCGCCCTCCCCGTGTCAGTAACGAGCGCCCTCTCTACGCTCACGTTCCTATTCTAGTACGAACTGTGGGCCCAGTCTCCGTCTCCGAGGGAGATCAGCATCCCGCCATTGTTCGCCGTTACGGTCGGGTTCGAGCCCGCTCCGTTGATCGTGTCCGTACCGTCGCGGACGACGGTGACCGTGTTGGTGGAGTCGGTGCAGTGGTAGCGGATCTGCATGCCATCCGACGCCGCATCCGACGGCGGCAGGTTCAGGTTCACCGCCACCGTGGCCGCCACCAGCTTGAAGAACTGATCGCCCTGCCCAACCTCCACGTCGTAGTCCGTGTCGGTGACCGTCGAGCGGTTCCACCAGTGGCGCTCGTCGAGGTGCTCGTTCGCCGTGTCTCTGATCTGTGAGACGCTCGCGGTGGTGGCGATCTTTGAAATCGGTTCGTTGTCCGGCATGTCTAAATCTCGCGGATGACGACCGAGAAGCCGAAGCTGTCCAGCCGTCCGTTTGTGGATCCACCGTTCCCGGTGTTCGTGTATGAGACCCGCCAGTTGAGATACTCGTTTTGAGCGATGTCCTGGCGGAAGTGGGAGGTGCCCTGGGCGATGGCAGCATTCAAGCTGCCCGAGACCGCGTAGACGTGGCCGCCGCTGATCAGGCCCGTGTCCAGGTAGCCGAGGGCGCGAGCCTCCAGCGGCTTCGAGTCCGCCGAGGTGTGCTTGACCCTGAGCGTGACCCAAACGTCGAAGGTCTTGGTGGCGCTCCCGGTGTAGCGCAGCGAGTCCGCGTTGCCCGAGCCCGAGTCGTAGAGCTCCCAGTCGGAGATGACGGTGCCGTCGGACTCGGTTTGGGTCAGGGTGCCCCCGGATACGTCCACCTTCGTGGCCGAGCCGGTCAGGGTCTGCGTCCCCGAGTCCGAGAGGTACGCCACCCGCTGCCGGCCCTCGAGGGTGTCCACGCCGCCCAGCTCGGTCTCGATGTCCGAGAGGTTGGTCTCGATCAGGTCGCGGTCGTCGGCGTACCGCTGATTCTGTAGGTCGGTCCTCGAGTAGGCCATCGGGCTACACCATCGCGTCCGAGATCCGAGTCACCGAGAGCCCCACGACGAGCTTCGAGGCACCGCTCGCGTATGCCTTGATCGTGTTCCCGTTCTCGAGGGGCTGGCGGAAGGGGAACACCAGCGCCGGGAAGCCCGAGGCCCCCACGCTGATCGGGCCCACCGTCACCCCTCCGACCTCGAGCGTCAGGTCGTAGCGGGTCGCCGCGTCGTTGTTCTTGACCCAGACCTGGACGTAGTCGAGGTCCGTTCCACTGGACGCCGCCGTGTAGAGCGTGTGCGCCGCGCCCGAGCTGGTCGCCGTGATCAGGTAGGCGTAGTTCCCCGCAGCGAATGGGGTGGAGCTCTGCCGGAACTTCGCAACGCCGGGGACTGCCGGGAGTGCCATCTAGATTCCCTCCATCATTAGCTGCTCGGCGGGTGACCGCTCCCAGCGGGTAGGGGCCACGCGGCGAATCCGCTGGTGGGCCCGGGTTATGCGAACGTCGAAGGTCGAGTCGGGTCGGGTGGCGACGATGCGGAACTTGAACAGGACCCCGTAGTAGTGGCCCGGTCTGAAGTCGGCCCAGGCGCTCCACACGTCCTCGTATTGGAGCTTCGTTGCGATCTGAATCGAGAGCGTGCAGGACTCGAGGCCGTCGCCGTCCAGCGGGCCCTCGGCGGTCATCGCGCCGAGCTCGAGAGATTCGATCCGGCCCGTGTCACTGGCGAAGCTGACAGGGTGAACCTGATACGCCTCGACGAAGAACTCGAGGTGGTAGTCCTGCGCCACCCAGGTCTGCCCCAGGGTCTTGATGCCCGTCTCCTCGGCGGTCTCGAAGTAGCCGGTCAGGGCCGAGCCCGAGAAGGTCAGCATCTGGCCCACCTCCGGGTCGCCGGCCACGCCGTCCACCACCTGGAGGTCGGTCAGCGTCGTGTCGATCGTGCCGCTCGAGGCGGCCCAGCCGCTGCCGAAGTCCTCCCAGGACTCGTCCGGGAAGAACTCGTCGGAGCTCGAGGCGGCCTCGCGGATGTCGAGCCCGTAGTCCGGGACGAACGCCTGCTCGAGGATCTTCGGCTCGGTCGAGTAGCGCCCGCTGGGAGTCATCGCCCGGCAGTACATCCTGGGCGAGGTGCGGCCAACCGAGTTCGTCGAGCCGTCCGCCCAGTTCTCGGTGGGCCCGAATACCGTCTCCCCCGGGGGGAGCACCGCCACGACCTGGCCGAGGATCCAGCCGCCGCGGCGGATCTCGTGGAAGCACCCGCTGGCGTTGGCGGCGGGGGTGATCGCATAGACCGCTCGAGGGCCGCGCATGGTCGCGCGGAAGCTCGTCGGGGGATCCGGGCGGACCCCTGCCCAGGGGATCGTCAGGCGTCTCGAGGCGCACGACGAGGGCGGCCTCTTCGTGTTGTTGGGGGAGATCGCCTGGAAGGCCACCGCGTACTGCTGGCCCGCTCGAGCTCCGGGGAGGTCGATCTCTGCGCCGCCCATGTCCGAGGCCACCTCGGTGCGCCGCTCCCAGGTGTCCAGCACGTCCACCCGCTTGGTCCACAGCGCCATCCGTTGCGAGCGGTTCACCGCATCGCGGGGCTGATGCCAGCCGACCTCGAGCCGCACCGCGTCCTCTGCGCCATCACCGGCGAGCACGATAGGCCGCACGCCTCGAGGCCACGGCTGGTCTGGTATCCGATCGTCGAAGCTCTGCCCCACGTTCGAGTTGCCGAGGTCTCCCGCTTGGATCTCGAGGTCGGCGGTCACCTCGTCGTAGATGCTCTCGACGTATTCCGCCCAGTCCACCATGACCTCCATCGTCTTGGGGTCCAGCTTGACTCCGGTGACCTCGACGAGCTGCCTGTCTGCCGCCTTCCAGACGACCCACAGGTCCTCCGTAGCGGGCTCGAAGGTCAGAGCGGAGGAGAGGCTGATCGTCTGCCCGCGGTTCCAGGTGCCCGCAGCCGTGGAAACCTGGACCGTCTCGAAGCCGCCCGTCTCGGGGTTGCGGATGTCCGCGTAGTAGGTGGTGGCGGCCTCGAGCACCAGCTCGCGGTCCAAGACGAAGGAGGTCTTATTGATCGAGTCCGACTTGCAGCGCCCGCCCTGGCCCCACTCCATCACGTCGTGCTGGAGCACCACGATGTCCCCGACCTCGTAGTGCATCGAGTCCACCGAGGCCCGGAAGGAACCCACGCGGCTGATCTCCTGGTTGATGTTCACCAGGAACTGAGCGTGCCGGATCGCCGCCGCTCGCCGCGTGATGCCGCGCACGAAGATCGACTCGTGCCGCAGGTCGTCCTCGTCTCCGACGTTCTGGACGCTCGAGTGCTCGACGTATGCGGGCTTGCGCTTCCAGTTCGCGTCCTCGTCCAGGAACTCCACCGTGTAGGCGTTGGCCCGCTGCGAGGGGCCCCCGTAAGCCACCTCGAAGGAATCGCGCACGATGTTCGCCATCGACACGATACCCACCGGCGTCCGAGCTCGGTTGATGCGGAAGCGCGCCACGTTGCCGTCGAGGATCACCGCGCCCCGCCCGATGGACGCCTGCTGTTGCAGGGACTGCCAGGACTTCTGCGCGGTGTCGTGGATCGCGTCGTAGGTGTGGCGACGCATCTTGCCGCGCATCGTCCCATTGAGGGGGCTCCCGCCGTCCAGGGTGCCGCCGTCAAGCCAGGGATCTCCCTCGTCCAGGCGGTCCCAGTAGAGCCAGACGGTCCATGTGGTGCCGTCGTGGAACACGCGCTCGATCTCGTAGCCGCCGATCCCGTTGGCGTCCTCGTTGTGATCGACGTTGGAGGCGACGGTCACCACCCCCGACCAGCCAACGAACGCGCCCGCATTCCAGAAGCTAGGCGGCTGGTCATTCATCACGAACTCGATGCGCCCGCGGTCGTCGAACTGCGCCTCTCCCGTCACCGCCGAGTCGTACTTCATAAGGCGGAAGCCGTCCGGGTCGATGTTGTTCCCGGAGATCGGCGACCCCTTCAGGTCATAGATCAGCTCGTTGCAGTAGTCGTACCACTCCTGCCAGGAGACCACGTCGATCTGGCGGTTCTTGAAGAAGCTGCCGAAGCCGTAGTCCTTGTCCAGGAGCCGGTCCAGGACGGTGGCCGCCACGTTGCGGTCGTAGAACCTGACGAAGCTCGGCTCGGCGATGCTCCCGCCGTCCCAGTGGGGGACCAGGCGGCCCTCGACCACGGAGGTGATGGGGGGGACGTTCGTGCCGAGCTGCTCCTGCGCGTCCACCGCAATCGAGAGGTGCGGCGTGCCAGGGTAGGAGAACTTCGCGTCGATGACTCCAGAGACGGCCTCGAGTTCCACGTCGTCGTCGAAGCTATCCGAGTGGGTGGAGTCCGCCACGTTGCGGATGACCTCGACCCGATAGCGGTGGGACAGGTACTCGTTGCTCTCCTCTGCGCCGGGGATGATCCAAGAGGCTTGGGTGTGCCCGGATGTGGATCCGTGGGTAAGGTGGTTGTTGTAGTTCGTGCCAAACGACTGCACGGTGCCCGACCAGCCCCCATTGTCGTCGAAGTGATAGCCGCCGATCAGGAGGTTCGGGTCCAGGGTAGTGAAGTCAGCCCCCGAGCCGCTGATCGTGCCCTTGCGGCCCCGGCCCTCGTTGTAGTCGCTGCGGATCTCCTCGATGCTGCGCTCGGCGGCGTAGTACCAGGCTTCGTCAAAGTGAGCATGTGTCGGAGGATGGAAGTAGTCTGGAGCTAGACCGAACCAGTCCGGTGCGCCACCTCCGCCAGAGTGCGGGACGTTTGCGTGCCCTGTGCTGATGTGTTCCCATAGCAGTTCCCCGTTCGCGTAGATGCGCACGCGGGTTTGATCGTTGAATAGGATATTATGATAGGTGAATGCGAGGTGCGCCGCCTCGCCGCCAAAGTCGATTGTGAACGAGGGGGTGTAGTACTCCTCTCCCACGCCCTCGTAGATCCTCGCGTTGTACTCGAAAGGACTGACGCTAGGGTTGTTGTTCTTGAAGAGGTAAACGGTGGGGACCCAGGCTTGAAGAGTTTGCCCCGGGCTCGTTTGGTAGGTGATTTTATTGATAGCGAATAGCCAGCCATCTGTGGGCTTTGGACCGCCGCCGCTCACCAGGCCAGCGTCCCAGTGCGCTGCAATAGTCGGAGAGGGGTGGTTGTAACTATTGGTGAGGGACGGAAAAACCCTCGCCCAGGTGCTGAAGCTGAAGTCTGGGAAGTGCTGGTTATCTATGAACCAGCTAGGCAGGGTGGGAGTACCGCAGACCGCATCGAGATAGAGCGAGTAACCGTTGTCGGGCGGGGTGTAGGTGACCGGGTCGTAGAGCGGCACCTGATACTCGACCGAGAACGCCTGCGTTCCCTTGAGGCTGTTGAGCCCCATCGGCAGGCGGACCCACCCGTCGCCGAAGTCCCCGCCGGTCGTGATCGGATTCCCGCTACTGTCCAGGCGAATGTACCGGATCACTGCCCGCCACCACCGGCCAGTTGCCGATCCGCCCGAAGTAGCGAAGTAGCCCCGAGGGAATCGAATGGTGACGCGGAGGAAGTCCGCGGAGTCCGGGAGGTCCACCGTCACCCCGTACTCATCGAAGTGCGCGTCCTGGTCAGCCTGCGTGGTTTGGCCGATGGTGATCAGGGCAGAGCTCGGGTTCAGAGTGGAACTGGTCGGCGCGTTGAGCGGCGTGCCCGAGGTCACTCGAGCCTCGGAATAGTTGAAGCCGAGCGCGTGCTTCTGTTGCAGGCTCCCCAGGCGGATGACCGCCTCCACCGAAGGCAGGTTCGTGGCCTCGTTGCCCTGGATCTCGATGCCGGGGGGGATCTCGAGTCCGGGCTCTCCCGACTTCAGCGTCTGCCCGTCGAGGGTGTCCGACGAGATCCCCGCGATGGAGTGAATCGGCCCCTCCCCGTAGGCGATCTGCGCGCGATAGGTCGCCGCGCCCTGGACCCCGTGGGTATTGTCGATCACCTCGGAGATCAGCGTACCTCCCGCTCGGATCCGCCCATAGATGACCTCGCGGGGGCGGCCCTCGGTTCGGCGCGTGCGTATTCCCTGGAACCCGTAGGACGGGGAGGACTCGGTCGGCTCGTCCTGCGAGTGCTCAGGTGGGGCGGTGATACTCTGGATGATCAGCCCAACGGCGTAGCTGATCGCCATATTGATGATGCCCGCCAGGAGGGCATAGCCGAACGTGGTGCCGCCGAGCATCACCGCCGTGACTCCTGCGATGCGGACGATGACGATCTCATCGCAAGCCGTCGCGTCGATCTCGAGCCTGTCCCCCTCGGGCACGACCTGGGCACCGTTCTTCCACACCGCCGCGTCCTCGGCGTGGACCTCGAGCCACTTCGGCATCCGGTCCAAGAGGGCGATCTTCCCTCCGTAGTGCTCGACGTGGAAGACCTCCCGCTGGTGCGGGCGGAAGGTGTTAGCGATGTAGGTGATCCTCACCGGGCACCTCGCAAGCGGTAGCAGCCGACGATGGGCTGGCGGATGGCCGTGCGCGCCACGATCTTGACGCCACAGGCCGGGGTCGCAGTTATGCACCTGGCCCGGTCCACGAAGGTCCAAGCGTGGTGCCGCATCGTGCCGGTCTCAGGGTCGGGGGCCTCGGTCAGCACCACAACGCCGGGCTCGCGGGTGTTCTCGTCCACCTCCTCCCACAGGTCGGCGTCGAGGTCCTGCAAGGTCTCCGGGTCGCTCGGGTCGGTGGATGGAAACGCCCCGAGCGCAGCGTCACCGTGGAGCTGGTGGAGTACGTCGGCGGCCACACCGATGCAGTCGAAGGAAAACGGCCCTCGAGCTCCTCGCCGGTACTGCCCGCAGAGCAGTCTTGTTGTGCGCACCTCGGTCACTGATTCACCATCCCTCGAAAGCCGCCGAAGCGCATCGGGTGCCTCACCGTAACCCCCCTCGAGTCCTCGTCGTCGCCCCGTTCCTCGCAGGCCACGATGTGCTTCTCGCAGTGGTCGAAGCCACCGCCCACCGTGTTCGTGGGGCTCGAGGGGATGACGTACCCGCACTTCACACCACCGAAGGCGAAGATGCAGTGCTGGGACATGTATCGCCAGCGGGGGAATTCTGAGTCGTGGAGGTTGGCAGCGGACAGCTCGAAGGTGATGGCCTCCGCGCCCCCGGAACAGCGCACCACCTCGGCATCCCAGCGGATGTCCGAGCCCGGGATGTCGATGGCCTCCCGGTTCACCACGCGCACCACCGCCGGCTGCCCGACGAGACCCCCGTACTGATCGACGACCAGGCCGACCTCCTTGGTGGCATTCGCCACCGAGACCCGGATCCGGGGGAGGTCGCCGTCCTTTCCCTGCACGATATCGCCGGCGGAGACCGGGAACCTCGAGTAGATGATCGGGTCGCTGGCACCGTCGAAGCCGTACTCCACGTCCTCGGTGTAGTTCGTCAGCCGGAACCGGGTCGGCGGGTCGGTGGGCACCTCGACCTCGTAGAGCCAGATCCACGGGTTCTCTGCGCGCAGCGTCGTCTGCTCGCCGGTCTGGACTGTGCCGAGCTCACGCGCCATTAGAAGAGCTCCTCGATCTCGATCTCGAACCCCTCGACACCGGGGCCGCGCTTCACCCTCGTATAGTCCGAGGAGAAGTGCGCGGTAATCGCCGCCGCCTCGCCCGGGGGAGTCCAGGCGAAGGGAACGTCCTGCCCGTGGTCGTTCCAGAAGCCTCGCAGCACGCCCTCCTCGGTGGGGCTGGCTGTTGCGCTGCTGCTCGCCTTCCACCGCCGCCTTGACCGAGACTGACGGGCGAGGCCCTGGCGGTACTGCGGGAGCTCGAACTCGGACTCGATAGAGTCCCACTCCTCGATGACCTCGAGGCCCCAGCTCGCGGGAAGTGTCAGGGTCCCCGTGGCCCCGTCTGTCTCGGAGCTTACGGCGATCGACGCCTGCTCGTTCTCCGGGGTTCCATCACTGGAGGTCACCGTGCCTTGCGCCCAGTTGTCGATGTACGTCTTGTTGCCCCCGGTGATGTCCGCCACCTTGACGTAGAAGCCCTCCCCGGTGCCCTCGAGGAGCCGCTCGCTCGTGTCGTCCACGACCGCTCCGTCCGAGTCGATCACGATCCCGTCGATGTCCTCCCGCTCAAGGCCGGTGATCGCTGAACCATTCAACCAGATTGAGATCTTGGCGGCGTCGTTGTGGGCCGCGCCGCCCACTGCCTCCACTCGAGCGCGCAGGGTGTTCCAAGTTCCGTCCGCCGTGCCACCGGGGTTTTCCATCGAGGCGAGCAGGAGGCGGCTGCCGATGTTCGCCCCCGGGGTGTACCTGTACACCCAGAGCATCGGCACGGCTCCGCTGTATTCGTTCTTGCCGATCTCGACGAGGTAGCACCCCTGGATCGCGCCGCTCGTCCAGTTGAGCTTGTCCTCTCGGAGCATGATCGCCACCGAGCGGCGGCCAGTCTCGTCGGTCGCCGTGCCCGGGCTGCCGGTGCCGTCGAAGTAATAGTCGATGGAGCGGTCCTGGTTCTCCTTGTCCTCTGCGTTCCTGGTCTGGACACAGGGGAGAGACTGGGACGGGGTCATGTCGTTGTAGTAGAACTGGAGGCAGTTCGACCCGGTGACCGGCGCAGTTGCGAAGGTGATCCTCCCCGCCAGGGTTGCGTAGCCGTGCCAGTCCGCGAAGAAGGCCGACTGGAGCGAGTAGCCGATCACGCTACTGCCGGTGTTCGTGGACGTGACCCGGCGGCCCATGTTCTTGTGAGTGCGCAGCCAGCGGTCGTTGATCGTGAACGGCGAGCCGATCTCGTTGGCGCGGACGTATCCGCACTTCGGGACGCTGATCACGCCAGAGCTCGAGCGCAGGTTGGCCGGGTGCTGGAGGAGCCCGACTCGGCCCGCACCGGTTATCCGGTTGGCATCGGTGTCCGAGTGGTCGATCAGCTCGAGCACCTCCCCGTAGTTGGTCAGGCCCGCGACGCTCGAGTTGTACCAGTACGTCACCTTGCAGACGATGGTTACCGTCGCGCCCGTGCCTGAGACGCTCATCGTCAGCCGAAAGGGGCGGCCCTTGTCGAGGTTCAGGAGCGAGAGTCCGCTGCCTGAGTTCGTCACCGTGGGATACTCGGTCAGCTTCGTGGCGACCCCCCCGTTCACTCGGAGGAGCTGATAGCGCAGCGCGGCCCCTCCCGAGCCGAACTCGTTCAGGTTCTGCACGAACCAGTAGCCGTCCAGCGCATTGACGTAGGAGTCCTGCACCGTGCTTGTGCCGGCCAGTGTGCCGTCGCGCAGACGGCACCCGATCCCGAAGGCGGCCAGGTCGTCGTCGGCTGCACCGGCCTGTCCCGTCGGGTGCGAGGTGTAGAAGTTCGCCTGGACGAGCGTGTTGGTCAGCTCCGCGTTCTCGAGGTAGAAGCCGCCGTACTCGCCATTCGTCGGCGTCGTCACAACCGCGGAGCTGGGCGGCGCGTCGATGTTGCCGGGCTGGGCGCTCGCCGATGGGTCGCTCTGGTACGCATCGAACAGGACCGGATCGGTGGAGAAGGTCTTGGCCGTGAAGCCAGTGCCGCCGCCCGACCCGCTGGTCCACGCGCCCGCCTCGCTCGTCCACGGCTGGATCGGGATCCACCCCGCCGGCCAGAGCCCCAGCGTGCCGCCGCCAGGGTTCCAGTCGTTGTCCGCCGGGTGGTAGGTCACCGGCTACGCCTCCCGAACCGCGTGCGAAAGCGCGGAGTTTATGCCCGTGGTCAGCGTGTCGATGATGCCCGACTGGATCGACGCTTGGAGGTCGGGAGACTGGAGCATCTGCGCCGCTGTCCGCGGGTCCAGGGACGAGATTTCGAACTTCATCTCGGGAGCCACGGCCACGTTGATCGAGGTGCCCTTCCCGCCGCCAGATCGCTGCGACCTTTCGCTCTCGTTGGTGCGTAGGTCCACCGGGAGCTCGCGCCCGTTCGGGAGCGGCACCACGGCCTCGTTGTACTTGCCTTCCCCGATCAAAGCGACGTGGGGCTCCCGCACGATCGGGCCGCCGGCAGCGTAGGCGTGGAAAGCACCGAGCCCATTCTGCACCACGCCTCCGTTGGCGAGGGCGGTGAGCTCGCCCAGGCCGCCGCCGAAGACAGCCCCGTCTGCGGCGCTGAAGGAATCGAAGGCAGTGGCAATGAGCTGCTCCGCAGCCTTCTTGGCGAGAATGCGCGCGATGTCTCGGAGTACGCCGTCCGCGAAGGACTTGAACGCCTCGCCCGCTGTCATGGTCCCCTCCGCGAAGGCCACGAATGCGTTGGCGAAGTTGTTCTCAAAGGAGCTTGCCACGTCGTTGACGAGGTCCACCGTCCTGGCGAAGTCGTCGTTCACGAAGTCAACGTAGTCCTGCGCCGCGGTCTTGAGCCCATCGAAGGCCGTCTTGGGGGTTGCCTTGTCCTCTGCGTCATCGACTCTCTTCTCGAAAGCGGCGTTGATCGCAGGGCCCAGCTCGGCTAATAGGCCGTGGGCCTCTGCGAGCTCTAGCAGCGCGTCCCGCTTCTTCTCGAGGTCGGCGAGCTCGAGGCCGAGCTTCTCGTCCAGGGAGAGCGGGCCGATGCTGGCGGTTTCCGCGAGGTATTGGTTGATTTCATCGTAGGCTGCGCCGAGAGCCTTCGC